CTGATATCTCTGTAGCGGTGAATCTCGATTGGGTTCCTCTCTCTATGTCTATCAAGAAAAAGATAGACGAAGAATTTAAAGAAGTTCTTACACTCCTTCAGTGGAAAAAGAAAGGACATGATATCTTTAGACGGTGGTATATTGATGGTAGAATTTTCTATCATAAATTGATTGATGAAAAATCTCCTCGAAAAGGTATATCGGAAGTTCGTTATGTCGATCCTAAATTTATTAAGAAGATTAGAGAAGTTGAAAAAGAAAGGGGTCAAGGTGGTGTAGAAATAGTCAAGGATGTGAAGGAGTGGTACATCTACAATGAAGCTGGTGTGTATCCTGCTCTACCTGCAATTGGTGGTTCCTCAAATAGTCAAGCACAGGGTTTAAGAATTTCTCCTGATGCTATTGCGTATGTTCCGTCCGGGCTATACAACCCCACAACGAATCAAGTTTATTCTTTATTGCAGAAGGCAATCAAGCCTACTAATCAATTAAGAATGATTGAAGATGCGGTAGTTATCTATCGTATTGCTCGTGCTCCAGAAAGACGTATCTTTTATATCGACGTTGGTAATCTCCCCAAACCTAAAGCTGAGGCATACATGAAAGATGTTATGTCACGCTATAGAAATAAAGTTGTTTATGATTCTAATACTGGTGAGGTTATGGATGACAGAAATCAGATGTCTATGTTGGAAGATTTCTGGCTGCCTCGTCGAGAAGGTGGTAGAGGAACAGATGTAAGTACGTTATCTGGTGGACAAAATCTTGGTGAACTGGAAGATATCAAATACTTCCAGAAGAAACTCTACAAGTCACTGAATATTCCTATCTCTCGTTTAGAGTCAGAAGGTGGTTTTAATCTTGGTAAATCTACAGAGATTACCAGAGATGAAATTAAGTTTAGTAAGTTTATTCAACGTCTGCGTAAGAAGTTTTCAGAACTATTCCAAGATATGCTTAAGACCCAATTAGTTTTAAAGGGTGTAATTAAACCAGAAGATTGGGACCATATTAGAGAATTTATCGTTTATGATTACAAAGATGATAACCATTTTCAAGAGCTAAAAGAACTAGAAATTCTTAATGAAAGAATGACTGCATTACAGGCTGTTAATGATTATGTGGGTACCTATTATTCAGTAGAATATGTCCGTCGTTATGTATTGCGTCAGTCTGATACAGAAATTGAAGAAATTGATAAACAGATTGAACAAGAAAAGAAAGACGATGTTATGGACGATGATGCTGGATTACAACCCGGTATGGCTGTTGGTACTAATATACCTGAGCCAGAGGCACCGCCAGCTGGTAATGGTGCTGCAATGCCAGGACAAGAACCAACAGACCCCGGTGGTGTAGAAGGTCAAGCTGACGCAGATCAGGAATATTCTGGTCCAAAGACTGCGTAAATTATAAATATTAGAGGAAACTTATTATGGATAAAAATCTTAGAAAGATGATTGACAATGTTGCCGACGGCGATATGGCAGCTGCCGGTGATGCATTTAATGCTGCTGCAGACGCAGCACGAACTGATGCATGGAAACAAGCTAAAATAGATTACGCTCAGAGGGCTTTTAAAGAAGTTGATCTGGGTCAAGAAACTTCTGGAGTAGATACGGGCATTACAGGTGACCCGGCTGAAGTACAAGAGGAATAACTATGAAACTTATATCTGAATCAATTGAAGATGTTGATTATCTTATAGAAGATGATGAGGGAAAGAAGAATTATAAAATTCGGGGTCCATTTTTACAAGCCGAGATTAAAAATAGAAATGGTCGCATCTATCCGATGGGCATTTTAGAGAAAGAAGTAGGCAGATATAACAAAGAATACATCCAGAAGAACAGGGCATTTGGTGAACTCGGTCACCCTGATGGACCTACTGTAAATCTAGAGAGAGTATCACACATGATTACCAAATTGTATCCCGATGGTACTAATTTCATCGGTGAAGCTAAGATCATGGATACTCCGTATGGAAAAATTGTAAAGAATCTCATAGACGAAGGCGCCAAGTTAGGGGTTTCGTCCCGAGGTATGGGGTCGCTCGCACCACAGCGTGGGGCTCATGTTGTCAAAGATGACTTTTATCTTGCTACTGCTGCTGATATCGTCGCAGATCCGTCTGCCCCCAATGCTTTCGTAGAAGGTATTATGGAAGGCAAAGAGTGGGTATGGGATAATGGTGCAGTTAAAGAGATGGATATTGACGCTTATAAGAGAGAATTGGACAGGAAATACAAATTTGCGCAGGCTAGAGAAGAAAAGGCTGTAGAAATCTTTGAAAATTTCATGTCTAAATTTTGAATATTATAAATAACTTATATGTACATTAAAAACAGGGAGTATTCCAAATGACGGATATTAACACTGAACTAGAGAGAATTGCCGATGAAACATTGGGCAACCCTCTAGAGGAAGCACAGGATGGCTTAGATAGTAAAGGCGATCCACGGGCTGCCATGAAAGGTGCCGCTCCTGCCCAGAAAGAAGCCACAATTGCTGGTGGAACTCCGGGTGGTGAGACACAAGACATGGGACCTGCTGTAGTTTCTCCAGAAGCCAAATCTGATCCAGGTGATGCCGCCAGTAAAAAGGCGAAAAAAGCTAGTCCTCCTACAACCAAATCTTCTGATGCTTCTTCCAAACCTATGGGTGACGGAAGTGGTGAAATGAAAGTTGGAGCCCGAGAGGAAGTTCAACTAGAAGGTGAAGATCCTGAGGAGACTAACCTGAAAGCAGCACGCAAAGCTGAAAAGAAAGCTGCTGATAAAGGTGGTGAAGATGAGGAAGAGGAAGAAGATCAAGATGATCTAGACAAAGACGATGAAGCGGAAGCTACTCGTAGTAAGAAGCGACCAACCGCTGAAGAGCGTGTTGCAGAGATTGATCTTTCTGACGATGTAAACGCATTGACAGAAGGTGAAGGTCTTTCCGAAGAATTTAAGACAAAAGCTGCTACAATTTTTGAAGCTGCATTGAAGTCAAAGATCCGTACGGAACTTGAGCGTCTAGAGGAAGAGTATGCAGAGGCTTATGATTCCGCTATTAACGAAGCAAAAGATGAGTTGACTGAGAAAGTTGATGGTTACCTCACCTATGTTGTGGAAGAGTGGATGAAGAAGAATGAGTTGGCAGTTGAGCATAGGCTCAAAACTGAACTTGCTGAACAGTTTATTAGTGGTTTAAGAACACTGTTTGAAGAGCATGATATTGCAATTCCTGATGAGAGATTTGATATGTTAGAAGCTGCGGCAACGCAAGCTGATGAAATGGAAAGTCGCCTCAATGAGGAGATTGAGAAGAATGTTGCTCTGATACAGCAAGTAAATGAACTGTCACAGAATGAAATTCTTTTAGATGTGGCTTCTGATCTAGCAGATACAGAAGTTGAGAAATTTTCTGAGCTAGCAGAAAGTGTAGAGTACGAGAATTCAGACGACTATCGTTTGAAGTTGGAAACAATCAAAGACTCTTATTTTCCAAAAGCGAAGATTAACGAAGAAGTAGAAGCAGCGCCGAATTATGAAGCAGAAACATCCGGTACAATGGCTGCATATATGACTGCTATCGGTAAAGTGCAGAAACGTGCTAGCTGATAGATGAGAATAAAAATTTTTATTTAAATAAAAAAGGGAGAAAACAATGTTTAACACTGAACACCTACAGGAAAAATGGCAGCCAGTCCTAGAGCATCCTGATCTTCCCGAGATTAAGGATCCGTACCGGCGTGCTGTTACTACTGTTATCTTGGAAAACCAAGAAAGAGCTATGGGTGAAGATCGAGAGTTTTTGGGAGAAGTTGCGCCTAATAACGCTACGGGAGCTAGCATTCAGAATTGGGATCCAATCCTGATTTCACTAGTTCGTCGTGCGATGCCTTCACTAATTGCTTATGATATCTGCGGCGTACAGCCAATGACTGGTCCTACGGGACTCATTTTTGCAATGAAGGCCAGATACACTTCACAACTTGGTCCGGAAGCTCTGTATAATGAAGCAAATACATTCTTTGGAGCACAAAAACAGAATGCTACAACGGGCGCACAGGTTTCTACACAGACCGGCTCTGACGTTATTAAAGCAATGTCTGCTAGTGTATATAGTGCATCAGGTGGTATGACAACTGCTGCTGCTGAAGCTCTTGGCGATTCAAATGCCGATTCTTTTGCTCAGATGGCATTCAGTATTGAGAAAGCGACTGTGACCGCTCGGTCCAGAGCCCTCAAAGCTGAATACACAATGGAACTTGCCCAAGACTTGAAAGCGATCCACGGTCTCGATGCTGAAACCGAACTCGCCAACATCCTCTCGGCTGAGATCCTTGCTGAAATCAATCGTGAAGTAATCCGTACAATCTATCTGAAATCTGTCATGGGTGCTGCGACTAATACCTCGACAGCTGGTATCTTTGATTTGAATACAGATTCCAACGGTCGTTGGTCTGTTGAGAAATTCAAGGGTTTGATGTTCTCGATGGAGAGAGATGCGAACATGATTGCTCGTGATACACGCCGTGGTAAAGGTAACATCTTGATTTGTTCTGCTGATGTTGCGTCTGCCATGACAATGGCTGGTT